TACATTCAGAGCTTTGTCTGAAGCCACTCGTATGAGTGGTGAGATGAATACTTCCTTGGGTAATGGATTAACTAACCTAATTTTAATGTCTTATGTATTTGATAAATGTAAGATTACCATGAAGATGGTAGCAGAAGGTGATGATGCAGTTATTTCTTGCGACGAATTGCCAGACATGACTATCTTTAATAAATTAGGATTTAAAGTTGAATTCATTACAGCCAAGTCACTAGGGGAGTTATCATTCTGTGGTATGCAATTCGATGAGGAAGAATCACAATCTATCAGAGAGTGTTTTAAGGCAATAACAAACATGTCAATCGTGGATAAACAATATCTCAGAGCGAAACCACAAACTATCATGAAGCTCATTCAGATTAAGGCCTTGTCCTATTTGTTTGAGAATCCGCAGTGTCCCATGGTCTCTGCTTATGCTAGAGCAATACTACGCTCAGGTAAGTTGGAGCAGAGGACTTTACTTAGATTTTTAGACAGGATGCAGATTGATAGTTATGCCAGAGAGAAATACTTGAGAGGAATTTTAAACTTAGACCTAATCAACAACGCTAAACCAATAGGCCCAAGAACCAGAGCATTATACGAGAAACGATATGGAATCTCTATTATTGCACAAGAAGTGTTTGAAGCTGATCCATTAAGTGAATCAAACAAATTGCTATTTAGAGCCTTAGCACCTATCGAAATGATAGCTAATAGCAAATGGATTGAACCACATTTGGTTGAAAAATATGTTGAAGAGGAAGTGGTCTACGGATACTACACTAAAACAGAAGACCTGATGGACCTGTTGGTTTTTGAGAGAGGATTGAAACGCACCCCCACACCCCTCAAATTGGATAAGGTGAGTAGTTTAATTTCATACATAGCAGCAATACCTGCTAATGCTGCTTAGTGGCGATCGTGAAATTTGAGTAACAACCCCCTTATTTAATTATTATTTATTATTAATTTATTTATTTTTTATACATATTTTTTTTTTTGTTGCATACTGAGAATTATATTCTATTCTACGCTTCTGCTTGTGTTTCGCTTTTCATTTCCTGTACGTTTACTTTACCTAGTCTGCCTAAGTTCTTATTTTATTTCATTATTTTTTTAGGCTTATTTTCTTT